GAAGCACTGACACTGTCGCCAGCTTGGGTTTGCGAAAGGGTAGCCTTGACCGCGACAGCCGCCGTCGCGCTGACACTGTCACCAGCTTGGGTCTGCGAGAGCGCAGCCTTGACCGCTACCTTCGCGGTGGCGCTGACAGTGTTGCCAGCTTGGGTCTGCGAGAGCGTACCGGCAACCCGGACCTTCGCCGTGGCGACGACACTGTCACCAGCTTGGGTCTGCGAGAGCGTACCGGCGACACGGACCTTCGCCGCCGCGACGACGCTATCACCAGCTTGGGTCTGTGAAAGGGTAGCCTTGACCGCGACAGCCGCCGTCGCGCTGACACTGTCACCAGCTTGGGTCTGCGAGAGCGCAGCCTTGACCGCTACCTTCGCGGTGGCGCTGACACTGTCACCAGCTTGGGTCTGCGAGAGCGCAGCCTTGACCGCTACCTTCGCGGTGGCGCTGACACTGTCACTAGCCTGAGTTTGCTCAAGGTTGGCGACCGTACCAGTGGATAGCGTGTACTCGGCGCTAACGGTATCACCAGCTTGGGTCTGTGCGAGATCAGCCTTGACCGCTACCTTCGCAGTGGCGCTGACATTGTCACCAGCTTGGGTCTGTGAGAGTGCAGCCTTGACCGCGACGGCGGCTGTCGCGCTGACACTGTCACCAGCTTGGGTCTGCGAGAGCGCAGTCTTGACCGCTACCTTCGCCGTCGCGCTGACACTGTCACCAGCTTGGGTCTGCGAGAGTACAGCCTTGACCGTGACAGCCGCCGTCGCGCTGACACTGTCACCAGCCTGCGTGGCAGACACGCTCGCATTAACACCGGCTGAAGGAGCCGCTGCTAAGGGTAGTTTTGCGAGGGCGTCAAAACCAAGCATCGTCTAACCTACAACAGTGAAGCCGCGACGAAGAACTGATCCTTCTCCTGCTCAGAAAGACCCATCAGGTCCAGCAGTAAGTTGTTGCGATAGTAGTTGATGGCGGCGAAGTCAATCTCAGCAAAGATACGCTGCTCTGGCGTCCAGTTCCCCTCCCCAACCTGAGCGTCAAAGATCGCCGCGATGGCAGCAGGAACCGTCGCCGTCTTGGTCATGTCGAGAGCTTCTTGCGCGGAGATGTAGCCCAAGGCGTAAAGTTGAAGTGCAGCCTGCCGACGCGAAATGTAATCCGGTACATCCGGTGGGAGCGTGGCCGGATCAACCGTGCGGACCACCCAGTCACTACCCTCAAGGCCCTCGAACGGAGTGCCGTACTCGCGCACGACAGGGTGCCACACCACTTTCTTGTGGGGAATATCTTCGGGTTTCGTATCGTAGCGGCGAATTTCCTTGAACTCACCATCAATCAGAAGTGCAAACTCAGTAATCATTTATGGCCCCCACGATGCGGCGGTACAGACGTTGGCATTTGACGAAGAAATAGATCGGGCAGTTTCAGCAGCGACGAGCGCAATGCTCGCACCCGAAGACTGCTGGTTTGTAATCGCCACGTCAAAATTCTCAGTCGCCCCCGTCCACGTTGTTGTGCCGGTAAGTTTCTTCACCGATGACCCCACCACCAAACCATTCTCGGGGATGTTGATACTTACAGTGGACGGAACAGCACCTGCATCTGTAGCACTAGCAAACGGTATTGGGTTGACCCCGAACAAATTCCAGATAGCGATGTTCACGTCAGCAACGGTATTGGAAAACGTAATCGACACGGTGGCGGTCGCCGCCGTAACCCCCGTCACGCGATAGAGGTAAGCCCCTTGGAAGTCGCCGCCGCCGTCGAACTTTGACCCGTTGACGAGGGTTGCCGCTATACCGTCTACTGTGACGGCTGTGATATTCCAGTTGTTGTTACCAATGCGCGTCGTGATACCCAAGACGATGAGTTCGCCATTGGAGGCCCCGAGGTTGACGTTCGCGAAGTTTCTGGTTCCCGACGCCTGACCCGTAAACGTCTGGTTTCCGACATAGGTGATGCCGGTGAGTCCGTGACGCCCACACCCTACCAGTTGCGTTGCACGCAGCATGGCTTAGTCATCCCGCGCTGCATTGGTGGTGTAGTGGATTTTGACGCCGTGCAGACGAGCGTCGATTGCCATCGTATCGGAGGCGTTGGCAGGGACACGCGCCACTTGGAAGACAACCCACTCCTCCGGTGCCGGGGTTCCAGCGACGGTGATGGCGGCTGTCTCGGGAGAAATATAGATATCATTCGTCGTGCCACCGGTATCGGTCGCCGTCTGTGCGGTTCCGAACGCGGCGTCTGCGGCATCATCATCGGTAAAACCTATTGCCTGCAACTGCCACACCACGCCGAAGTTGGTCGTGGTCGCCGCGTGCGACCAGACGAACTGTGCCACGATGGTGCCCTCGTCCCACGACTTCGGCATCTGGATGGCAAACTGCGCGAACTCCTGCGTGGTCGTATCGAAGTTCAGCGTGCGAAGCATCACGCGGTTCGTGGTCGTCTCCACTGACCCCAATGCTGGGGGGTTAGTGGTGCGTGGGACCATTGCGATGGCCGGAACCCAGATCGTCTGCTGACCGTCGATCTCCAGATTACTGCGGGCAACCGATGGGTTGACCGCGTCGAGGTTCCTGATCGCGGAGGTCGGGGCGGTAATGAATACCGACGCAGAGCCACTGAGGTTGAGCAATGACCCCGTAGAACTTTCCACCAGTGTGCGAGACAGCGTCGTACCCGACGCCGTGTAGGTGCCAGTGCCGATCTCCCATGCCGTACCGTCTTCGATGGTGTAGTGAACCACCGTGCCATCCGTGACACCCGCAGCCGCGAACGACTGATAGCCGGTGACCGCAGAACCGAGCGTAATCGTGCCCGTGCCTGCGGTCGCCGTCGTCATTCTGGCGCGGTTGAACACGTCAGTCATGGGAGAACCCCTTAAGCGTTACCGGCAGAGATGGTGAAGCCCGTGACCGTGACCGTCTGACCAGAAGCGATGGAGGTGTTATCCACCGTCATGTCGCCGCCACCGCCCGTCGCCGTGATGGTGCCCTGCATGTGGACGGTGGTGCCGTCCGAGGCATAGACGCGGAAGTGACCCGCCGTGCCCGTAGCATCAGCAGCCGTATCTTCCCACGTACCAGACTTGGCCTTGGAGCCAGCCGACGCCGCCGCCATCCAGTCGGAGGGCAGGTTGAGTGTCGCCAGCACCGTACCGCTGTCAGCAGCGGCGCAGTTAGCCGGAACCGTACCGCTCCTGATCTTCAGGACCGCTGAAGCGCCGATTGCCGTCTCGAACGCATCAAGCTGAGCGTTGCGAACCGTCACAGAATACTGAAGTGCCATAGTCTATCTCCTCGTTAGAAGTCCGCACGGACCCGGAATTTGAGAACATCATATACCGTATGCGTAGCGCCATCGATATTCACTTCGATCTCGCCCTCATACATGCCGGGGTCCACATCAAGGATGCCACCGGAAAAGTCGAACTCCACCACACCATTCACCGCGTCAACCTTGGCGCAGGAGATAATCTGCGGAGTAGCGGTCGTGCCGGTGGCGCGAAACTTGATGCTGACGGTAGTCGATGGGTTGGAGAGGTCGAACGGATCGCCGGTCGCCTCATCCGTCAGTGTCAACGTGATGAGCGGCTTCGTGTCACCTTGAACAACCTTGATCACTTCAGACATGCTGTCACCTATGCAAGAGGAACCATGCGCACGGTCAGGGGCGCACGGGTGGCACCAAGATTGGCCTTGGCGCGGCGAAGAGCCGTCTTATACGTGTACTGCTTGGCGTGATAGGACGCCAGATTGTAGTCCGTCCACGACTTGTCAGGCAGTGTATGAAGATGCTGAAGCACGCCGTGCGTGATCAACTGCTCACACTCATCGAAGGCGATCTTGTCCATCCCCGTGGCATCAGGCGTCGGCCTCAATGCCAGAAACATCTTAACGGTATACACCCGCGTACTGTCAGGGACGGGAGCCACCACAAAATGATCGGGGTCGAACTGCCCGACGAAGCGCGGCGACGACCGCTTATTGGCGTCGGCAGACGGCCAGTCGGGGTACATGCGATGCAGGTCTTCCTGAACTGCCGGGTCCAGCGTGTTGAGGAACTCGACGCCAGAGTTGAGCGCCGCGTGGATCACAGCGACCACCTCGCTGCCGGTGGGGATGTCGTAGTCGTATTCGTAGACACCGGAGGTGAGCGTGATCGGGTCCTGCTCGTACCGCCACACCAGTGTCTTCTCGCAGACTTCGATGGCGATATCGCGCACGAACTGTTCGATGGTCGGGCGCGGGCACCCCGGCACGTTGGCAGCAATCTTGTTTTCGAGCGAGACGAAGGTGCGGGTCGCCATCAGGGAAGCTCCCTCTTGTCCATACCGGCGCTGTCGAGATCGGTGAACAGGCGGGTCTTGTAGTTGGCTTCGAGGCTGGCAGCGAAGTTGTCGAAGAACATCTTCGCGCGGCCCGAGGTGATGTGTTCGTTATCGACGCTCTCGGCCAAGAACACCGTGCCGTCGATCACGGTGGTGAAGTAGGCATCTGGTAGCAGGGCAACCGTGTCACCAGAGGCGTAATCAGGCGGGGCCTTGGCGTACTCGCCAATCAGCACATGCGCGGCAGGAGCCTTGGGATAGATGAAGAACTTGTTGGGGTTGCGCGGGTGGCGCATCCAGTTGACCGTGGCACCAGCGGTGGCATCCACCCAGCCGGGGTAGGTCTGATCGATGGTCTGTCGGTTCGTCTCACGCACTGCGGAGCCGTTCTTGACCCGGAAGATTTCCATGAGGCGGATGGAGTCGGACGGGGCAGACTGCACCACCTCGCCCGCCGTGCATGAAATTTCTCCGACGTAAGCAAAGAGGTCGGGACGGACAAGCGCAATGCGCTTCAGGGTCTGGTTCGCAAACCCCAAGAGCGTAGCGTCCGAGAAACGCTGAAGGGACACGTCAGCATTCGTGTCCTGCAACAGCTTCCGTGCCTCTGTGATCACGTCGGAGAGGATCATACCTGCGTCTTCCGCGTCAGTTCGTCGTTGAGTTCCGCCATCTCATCGCTGATCGGCGGTTCGGGGATGTCGGTCGTGGTCAGGCTGACCTTGGGCTTGCGGCCCTTGGCGACCTTGGGTTCAAACCGTTCGGGGAACGCCTGTTCCTCCGTCACCTGTTCGATGTTCGGGTGATCCGCCAGAAACGGATTGTACTCGTACACCGTACCCTTGCTCTTGTGCCTGAGATAGGTCTTCATATTACTTCTTGCCCTTCATCAGGCACTTGCCAGCAGCCTTGCACTTGGCGGGCGACGGGCACTTGGAGCAGGGAGTGAACTTCATCATCGGCTTCTTTGCCATTGTAGGCTCCTATCTGTACTTCGCTGTCTTTTTGGCAACCTTGTCTGGCTGACGCACAAACTGCTTGCCGCTCTTCATACCCTTACGCTTCGCTGCGGTCGTAGCCGCGTACTCTGCGGAGGATAATGCCTTAATGGCTGCTTCCGGTAAATATCTTTCTCCCGTCTTGGAGGACGGCTTACCGGACTTGGTGCGCCACTTCTGGGCGGTCCAGTCCTTGAGGGACTTCT